CCCTTTGAAGTATAAAAATCTTTAGATTGTTTTAAAAATAAATTTTGATTGACATTAGAATTCAATTCTCGATCATCAAATCCATATCCTATTTGTTTTTTTATTTTATTAAAGAATTCTTTTAAAAATAACGCGCTTAAATTTAATACTTTAGCGTTAGTTGGGTGTTCTTGTATTTCAGTAGAAGAGAAAAGAAAATCTTCAGAATTTCCTATAGAATATTCCTTTATTCCACTAAATCCTCTCACACATTCATTAAATGTAGTTTGCGTTTTGGATTTATACAATATTATTTCATTATCGATCTGTATAATTCCATATGTTTTTGGAAATCCATTCGTGCTTTCTACATTAATACTATCACTAACAAATGTTACATCAGAAATAGTAGTTGTAGTTTCTATTAAATTAGCTAAATTATTTACTTTTAAATATTGATCAATATTTTGTAAAATATCATATGATGAACCTTTTGATTCTAATGATCTATAGTATTCAGTAAGAAGTTCAGAGACAAGAGGATATTCTTCCCTCACAAAAGCGGGAAGTTGACTTTCTACGATTGAACTAATTTTAATTTTGTTAGTTTCCATTTATTATTTTCTTACTAAATTGCCGTTTAAATAACTGGAAGAAATTATGTAATTTGAACCAGAAGTATCTGATCCAGATTCAATATTATCTGGTACAGTATTTACTTCTAACTTATTAGTATCTATCTGCAAATACAAGTCCTGTATTCCGAGTACATCATTTGATTCTGGAATTGCAGATATTTCAATAATTGGTGTTCCACCATCAGCTTTATCTGAAGAAATTATTTTTATTGAGTTTATAATAATTTCTCCATTTACATAATCAACTTTTCCGACTGATCTTTTTACAATTATTGGATCTGTATCGGAATTTAAGTAAAATAAAAATAAAGAGCCAGTTGTACCATCTAAATTTGGAGTATCTGCAAAGTATACAGTGTTTGAAATTCCACTTACTTTAAATCCAGACGATTTTATATTATATCCTGATGTATTTTTAATATGAAATTGATTTCTGAAACAAATTTCATATTGTGCAAATTGATTTAATGATACTTTAAGATCTCTTCTTATTTGTAATCTTGTAATATTTGATGTTATTGAAACATCACTATCATCAATTAGTTTTTGATATTTACTATATTTAAATCTAGCACCATATTTGTTTAATTCTTCTGAATCAGCATATTTTTCTATATTATTGATTACCTTTGTTCTTATAGAATCACTACTTAGTGATGAATTAGTATCATAATAAACATTAGAGCTAATTTCCAAATAAATATACTTAATGTCTAGAATTTCTGGAACAATACCAGCTACTGCATATTTTCTTAGTTCTGATCTAATATTATCTTTTGTATTATTGGATAAAAATGAACCAAAGAAAGGTTTTATAGTGATGAACACTTTACCATATTGTGGTGGGACCAATTCTTCTCCGCCAAATGCACTAACAGATTCTGCTTCTGGATAAATTTTGGGAATTAGAGTTTCATAATCTGCTGCGGTTACTGCTCTATTTTGTGAAGCATATGCTCTTGGTGCAAAATTTCTGATGGAATTTATTGATTCGATTGCAGAACCACCAGAAGATGTCAAGTTTGTGGTAATTAGTGATACTGTTCCATTGATTGGTGCTCCATTTCCATCGACCAAAATACCAGCGAAGTTAAAGGAGGAAAATCCATTACCTTCTGTTCCATTTGAAATCAAACATGAAACTTCAACATAGTTATTTTCTATCAGTTTTTCCCCAAAAACTCCATCACCAAATATTAATTCATATCTTTCATCTTCTATTTCTTGTATAAAAAATACTTTTGATGTTGATGTTACATCAAGAATACTTGTAGAGTTAATAAATTTTCTTGCGCTACTACTTGATTGTGTATCTCTAACTGATACCTTTAAGGTTCTTGTATCTATTCCTCTATTTTCTAGAATAAATCTTTGATTGCTATATTCACTATTAATTGAACTGACTGTAAAATTTGTATTAATATAAGATCCTTCATAAATGTCAATACCATCGAAACTGGCAATTCCATTAATTACAGGAACAGTTATATCATCTAAAACAGAAAAAACAAATGCAGATCGTCCAAAGTTTAATGTATTACAAATAACACCACTTTTTAATGTAACGACTTTAATCTTTGGGTCTGAAACCTCAACAAAAAAACTTATATTTGCTTTTGCTGCTCTTCTTGATTTGGGAATATACCCAATATTTCTTGCCAATGCTACAATATTTTCACGAAGAGTTGCACTATCAATGAAAACTTCATTGCTCACCATATTTGCATTGTATGATGCAATATAAGTGTTGTACGCCAACATGTCAATTAAAACAGACATGTTAGAACCTTCAAAATCATAATCAGTGAAATTCGAGTTGGACCTCAAATAATCACGAATTGAAGTTTTTATCTGATCGAAATCTAAATTTGTGAAATTAACTAATGCCATTATCGTACTGACTGTAGTGCAAATGTGAGCTGCTGTGGAAGGGCATCAATTCCAACAATATAGTATCTTACTGTTACATTAAATTCATATTCATCATAATTTGGTTCAACATCTACTCCAATCAAATCAACTCTTGGCTCATAATTTTCGATAGTATTTGTAATTTCATCTTGTAGTATTGATGCTGATACATCATCAATATTTTCAAAAAGACTTTGGGAAACTTTAGATCCTAAAGTTTGATTGAAAAATCTTTCTCCAGGTATAGTAAATACTAAATTACGAATAGAGCGAGCAATTGCAGTTTCATTTTTGATGTCAATGATATCATAATTTAATGGATTGACCTGCAATGACAGGCTGATATCCTTAAATGCTTTACTGACTCGCTCTAACGGCATTTATATCATATTAATTCTATCTTATTTATTAACCAAATATAGGTTCTGTACCATATTCCCAGTCATCATAGTCATCATCATTGCGAATATGTGAATGAAGTTCATTTTGAACTACAAAATCATGTTTTTTTGGTGTTGCATCATCATGATTGATTTCACGAAGCATTTTTTGTGATTCAAATTTTTTATCCCAGCCATATTCACTGGCTAAGTATGCGGTTCCCCACATTTCACGCATAAAATCACTACTTTTATCAACTTTTTTAGCCATTTTGACCTCCTGATTGTATAAAATCAGAACTTTTAATGGGGTTGCTATCCCAAGTCAATTAATTTATAGTCTTCTTCTAGTATTTCTTTGAGATATTCATCTTCCCAATATGAATAATAATCGGTTTTGGCTAATTTTTCTCTGAATGTTCTCAATTTATCTGTTGGTTGAGCTATAATCAGATTATATTTGCCGTTATTAGTTTGAATTCCATTGATATAGGTATTATAAGATGCACAATCTTCAAAAAATTTCCAAAAAGGGTATCTATCATTATAAAATTCCACCCATTTTTGAATTTCTTCCAAGCATAAATCATCTTTAACAATAAAAATTATCACATCATACCCATCAACGGGCTTTATTTCTTTCACATCAATATCTATGATCTCATAAGAAGCGGATTTAGCATAAGGACACACAGCAAATCCACCTAATTCAGGACGCATCTTAGAAACTTCTTGAATCCAATTTAAAATATATTCTTTTTTGGACATAAAAAAAGGAGTCCGTAGACTCCTAATATTTATTTGCCCTGACCTCTTGTTGGCTTTCGGGCATTGTTCCTGCTCGTTGCAGCATATTTTGTATGCTTCCCATCTCCCTGTCGGGATTTTTTGGGTTTAGATTCAATTTGATCTGCACCACTCAGACTTTTGATTTTAGCCATTAAACTTCCTCCAATTCAATTTCATTTGCATCAATTTCACCAGCATAAGATTTTTCTGCGAGTTCAAAGAGAACTTCAGTAGATTCTTCTTCGGTGAGATTTGTATAAATTTTTCTACCTTTGTAGAGTATGTTAATCATATTCCACTACAACACACGAGTTTTCTCGTGACCCACTCGAACCCTAGGATCACACCAGATTTCAAATCCTGCTTCTTTTGCATCAAGACAGAATGAAACATCTTCTCCACACATATCCTGAACTGCGCCTGATTCAAATATTTGCATCTTAGGAGCAAACCAAGGATACTCTAGATTCTCAAATACTCCATTCTTAATCAGAACCCAACCAAATCCAGTATAATCAACTGTAAATGGCTTACGACGCTTGCTGATGCTTTCCACTGTCTCATGATTCATCACACCGCCATTTTGACGGAATTCTTCCTCTTCGAGCCAATGTGCAACTGAAGTAGTGCGACCATCTTCGGTGCAATACCAACCAGCAACAACTTCTTTTTCTTCTCCTTCTTCATTCAAGGCAAGATCACAGAGTTGCCAAAACTTATTGGAATCAAAGACAATATCACTATCAATCCATAATTGATAATCATACTGAAGTTTTCCATCCCAAGGAATTTGCTTTGGTCCACGAAGTACATTTGCTCCAAGACATTTACATCTAGCAAAGTTTACCATGGATGAGTAATCTTGTGAAATTTGAATGCTCATTCCATTCTGTACTAGATCAAAACATAATTGTACAAATGCCTTTAAGAAGATAAATGAACAACCTCGACCAGGTAAACAGAACACAATGCTCTTACCTTTCATTCGTTCTTTAATTTTTTCATAGTCCCATTCTTGCTTATTCTCTGCAATGGGAGCTTTTGCTTTTACTGTAAAACCACGACTCACGACAAATCCTCCAATAAATGTGTATAAGTTTTGTTATTTACGATATAAGAAATTGTAGATCTATGTACGCCATACATCTCTCCAAGTTTTATGGTTGTATAATTTCCTGTATTATACAATTCTCTAATGACTTTTACATCATCGTCTTTTAATTTTGATGCTCCATTATGTTGTCCTTTTTGATTCCCAGTAAAACACCTACCTTTAGAAATTTTATCTTTTATATTATCGAGATTAGTTCCTACAAATAAATGTAATGGATTTACACAAGATGGATTATCACATTTATGTAAACAATGCAATTCTCCTAGTGGTTCTGCATAATAGATTTCATAAGAAACTCTGTGGGCTTTTAATGACTTTTTATTGTGGAATAGATTACCATATCCACCTCGTCTGTCATTTCTGTTTCCTTGCCATTCCCAACATTCATTTTCGTCAAGAATATCTGGTAAACTTCTATTAAATTTTTCTATTAACTCCATAAAACGAAATAAACTGCAACTTAATTGTAGCGTCCTATTTAGATCATGTCAATATGAGGAGCTGAGAGCAAATTCCTTGCTTGTGGTCAACTCCTCATACTGAATATCGTCTTTATTAATATCAGTCAACCAGGTTAACTTCTGGGCAAAATCCCATAAAATTTTAAACTCTTCTTCTGATAATGAATGACAAATGCATTCATTTTTTAAGTAGATGTGATATATCTTATTCATGTGTGAATCTCATCTTGTCGCATTATATAGCATCACCAAAATAAACCCAATGGGAATTCCAATGAGTTTTGCGAATGTTTTGGGATATCGAATCAACCATCCAGCAAACACAACTTTCCAAAAATTCCAATAAGGCGTGGGGGGTTTTGGGCGATTTTTTCTGGCGGAAATTTTTTGTGGGGAAATTGTTCTTATAGTTGATTTTAGCATGAGATATTGTAAGCTTTTTTATGGTCGGCAGATTTTTTATTATGTGAGGTTTTTGTGAATTTTTTATGGTCGGCGGATTTTTTTCTGGGAAGTGATTCTTATGATTGGTTTTGTGTGATTTTTTTATGGTCGGCGGATTTTTTGATTCTTATGATTGGAATATTATGATGGGGTGTACCTAATTTTGTAGCCTTATGGTACCTGTTTTTTATTAACCGACGCATGGCCTCAGGATACCACGGCATGGGCGGCTTGGGGACTGTCCCTGTGCCACTTTGTGTACTGTCACTTTATACCTTTATACGCTTTTAATACTGTAAAGAATACGGGTGCACAGTTGTTTATACTGTGCACCCATAAGATCCTAACTACCAGTTGATCTTAACCCAGCCATCTTGCCTACACCAGTAGACACTAACCCCCACACCATTTACATCCCAGGTATACCAAACTACCTCTAAATCGTCCCATTGTTGTTGTAGATCAAACCCCACTTCTACAGGTCCAATGCGATACATTCCACGCCATTCTTGCCAAGACTGAATGAAGCTAACTGCGCGAGCGGTTAGAGTAAACAATTCCTTCACGATTGCGACTGCAAAGCATACGATAATCTCACACATTTCGATATAAATTTTCACCAGATCTGCACTGTTGGGAGTGTAAACAATGGTGCCGCGATTGCTGATCATGAGAATCTAAAGCGATGGGATTGTGGGGGCAGTTTAATGTCATACCCCAGGACAGTTAGCTATAATCAGAGGCCGAACTTTTCACGGCAGATAGGACCGATTCCTGCCGCAATCGAGTCAGGGTTTGTGAGATCACGACCGCAGCAGCTGCAGCTTCCGGTTTCCTTACCGTAGCGGATTGCAGCGGTGAGAGGATCACTGGCAGCCTCTAAAAGCACCGCTTTAACCTCATCGGCAAGACGCGAATCTAAACGGTTAGGTGTAACCTTCCCAAGGTATTTGGGCTGTGGGCCATAATTACCCTCCTCAGTTTCAGTCTGAGAAGTAACCCATAGAGTTGTAAGATCACGGTTTGGCTTAACATTCACACCACTTAAACGCAGTGTGAGTCGCTTCAATCCGCGAGACTTTGCAGCCTGAAATACACTGAAGAGCCTATTAAACTGCGGCTCGCTGTTAGCATCCTCTGCAGATTCTGCCTGCAGCAGATCACAGCTCAGCTTGTGAGCCCAGGCCATTTGAGCTGGTGACAGGCCGCGATCGTGAGACTGCTGCCACAGGGAAGCGGCAAAGCGCCCGGAGCAATACTGCAGCAGGTCTTGCGCGGCATCATCGCTCAGGCGGCTGGTGAAGCTCACAGCCTCCCCACGCGCGGTCACAGTGAGGGTTTGAGGGTCGCCCAGGGCGGCATGACGCGAGGCGCGTGCGATTGCGGCGGAACGGTCGGCGGTGGCGGTTTGCATGGCTCGATTGCATTGGCTCCGCCAATCTAGAACCTAGGAAGGCGACACCGTGCCTCAGATCACGAAACCGTCACAATCCGTCACACTTTTATTTCATGGCAGGGTTAGCGTGGCTCACTTTCGTCGCTGGGCTTCGGACCCTCTGCCGGTTTCACCTATCCTACCATGCCAAGGGCGGCATCGGTGGCCGCCCTGACATAAAACTTTAACTATTCTTTTTCTGCGAAAGTTTCGACTTTTGCATCATAAGATCCCAAAGAATTGTAGAATTCGATCATTCTTTTAGCCTCTGAAATTGACTTGAATTCTTGATGCTTTCTCTCGCCATTAAAGCGAGGGTAAGGTGCAAAGAAAGAGATGCGGATTGTCATGAGAACCTCAGGAGGATTGTAGGTAGTTGGTGATAGCCTGTAGCATTTTGATTGCTACATTTAGATCCAGCAATTCTAGAGGATCGTTACAATCAGCTTGCAGATCTTGGAAGTATTCTAGATCTATGGCGATTGATTGCAGCTGATCACCTACACTCACACCTAGAACAGGTTGGTGATAAGTAAGCACAGATTCAGACCTTTGCATGAGAAAGAATAGCGAATGAATGTGGGGATGTTATACTCTATCCCCAGAGAGTTTGCGATCAGGAGAGAATCATTCCCTCTGTAAATTCTTTCTCCACGAACACCGGAACGGTGCCAGCTTGCCCCACAAATTTGTGCACAAACCACTCACCTTTGCGCTGAAAGACACACTCACCAGCGATTCCATGCTCTGCCAGAATAGCATTCAGGCGGCTTTTCGTTGTGGTTGTTTTATAACCACAGCTGTAGAGTTCGACAAAATTATCACCAACCGTAGCGATGTGGTGGCCATAAAGGTGAACATAGGACGCCTTTCTTTCAGGCGAATATATCACCTTTGTATTGTCTTTCTGCCAATCCTGACACTTCAGAATGGCGTCATTCATGGCGGCTTCGATCTTACGCATTGGAGGGATTGCGATTGCTCCGCCATCCTACAACTCAGATCCACAGCCGCCATAGCCAACTTGTGCCAGTGATCAAACCGGCTGAATTTGCCGGATCGGCTCGCGGATCGGCTGCCGGTCTGCTAGACTAAGATCACAAACGAGGCGAGGCTAAGAAGGCCGATGACGAACAGTAAGCCACGCTCACCCTGCGAAAAAATAGTTAAGTATAAAGAATAAAAAAAGGATCATAAGATCCTTGTTATTTCTTATGCCCAAACTTTTGTGATAATCTTAAAATCTTTCCTAGATTGTTCGTAGATATAAACAACTCGACCGTTCAGTTCTGCACTCCAATCCAAGGCAGCATAGTGAGCATCTGCCAGATCAATGTACCATTGGGAATCTTTGCGGACAAACTCATCACCAGAGGGAAGAACAGCGAACATCGGATCAGTTCCGAACGACTCCCATACAGTAACAGCTGGACTCGCTGCTGTCTATGGGGTCTTGTGCCAGTGGTTGAACTGGCTGGCTGTGGCCGCCAATGGTGGCGCTGGGTCAATTCTGTGGTAGACTATGGTCACAAGAGAAGACGAGGCCACGAAGGCCGATGACGATAAGTAAGCCACGCTAACCCTGCCATAAAATACTCAAGAAAAAAACGAAAAACGAAAAGAAAAAAACGATTTTTTAATTTTTATTTCAAATTGTAGGGGGGCTGGTGATACCTACACACCAGCCCATAAGACTCAATTAGGCACCAAACATTTCGAGAAAGAGATCACCGAGTTGTGGTTCTTCACGCTTAGGTAGTGGGGAAGCGTAGCATACACCGACTGCGCGAGCGTAGTCCCAGATCTCAATAGTGCCGATGCCGATCACTGTACCATCCTTTGAGACCTCATTGCACACGGTACGGTAGGGAGTGCCTTTGACCCACTTGCGGTTGGGATCAGGGATAATGGCAGCCATGGGGTGTCTTGCGTTGACTCCGTAATTATAGCGCCTTGTGGGGGCTTCTGGGGGCTTCTCATGAGATCCTGCACCGGTTCACCAGCTGGCACAAGGAAATGAAAGAAAACGAAAAAACGAAAAAAATACGAAAAAAAGGAGAGAAAAATCTCTCCTTTCTGTGGGCCTGTGATACTGTGATACCTATTCTTTTACCTGTTCAAATGTAACGATAATTTCCTTGTCTTCGTTGATGTATTCAGTTTGAATCACAGTCGGTGAGATTTGCATCTGACCGATCATGTAGGCAGCAGCGAGTAGTTCAATCATCGGAGAATGCGGTGGCGAATGTCCATAAAGCTCTGTACTTCATGAGCTTTGAAATACCAAATGTGTTTGTTGGTATCTTGAAAGGTCCAGTAGAGTTCTTTAGTTCTGATGTCAAATGTTTGAACAATTTCCATCAGCAAGACTCCGTAACTCTACAAATGAGTTCTGCTGCTTTTGTATCAGCAGATTTGGCTGCTTTGATAGATGCAACCACACTATTGCCAAAGATCACAATAGCGAAGACAAAGATGAAGATTCGCATCAGAACAGACCTTCCTTCACGAGACGATCATAAAGAACAGCAGCAAGTGCACCACAATGGGGGCAAGCTTTTGCGTATTTGATGTCAGACTTCAGGCTGTACTTTTGGGGAGTATTGTGATGCTTGCTGTAGATGAATTTGTAACGATGAACAGCTGAAATAAGAATGAGAAGTTCACGCTTCTGAAGATCTCCATCAGCAAGCTTATAGATGGGAATAAAGAAGCGATAGTCTTTGATCTCTTTGCAGCGATTCAGACGATCAACAATAGTTTTAGCGCCAGCTCCGCCGAAGTAAGGTGTCAGCTCCACCATCAGGAAAGCGGAGAAAGGCGCAAGAGCGTTGCTAGTGGCTGTTGTGGGCTGTTGTGCCTGTTGAGCCTGAAGCAGTGCCAGAGCCTCTTGCAGCGTGGTCAGGGACTCTGCTACAGTGGCGAGTTGGGCGGTGATCTGCTGGAGGTCGGTGTTCATTGGGGGTGATTCCCTTCGACTCCTTAAAGATACCAGCCACAGAAGCCAGCGGTCTATGGGTCTTGTGCCACTCCTAGAACTGTCCCAATTTGGTCAGCATCCGTCCCATTGGCCCCATGACCTGCTAGACTATTAGCAACAAGAGAAGAAGAGAGCCCGAAGCTCGATGACGATAAGTAAGCCACGCTAACCCTGCCATGAAATAGTTAAGTATAAAGAATAAAAAAGGATCTTATGATCCTTTGTATTAGTATATCTTATGTTAAGAATTATCAAATAAAATCACATAAGAGGCGAATCTTTCTGCGAATAGTATCAGCATCGTCATGACTCCACACATTATCGTCATAAGCATTTTCGATCATCATGTAGATCATCAGCCACTGCTCTTCAGTGAACAGCTGACGGTAGACGGTCTTGGAGAGTGAATCGACGGCCATGGGTGGAATCCCTTTCGACTCCTATAGTCTCTCATGCTGTGCCGACCAGATCCAGCCGCCTTGTGCCAGTAATTAAGTGGCACACCTTATGGTCGTTCTGGATCTTATGGCATGGTAGACTGTATTCAACAACCAAGGGAGAGCAAGAAGCTCAATGACGATCAGTAAGCCACAGTCACCCTGCCAAAAAATACGAAAAACGAAATTAAAACGAAAAAAAACGAAAAAAATATAAAAATCTTGTGGGAGCCTGTGATACTGTCAGACTCCCAGCAATACTATCAACCTAGGTAAAAATCATCACGATGACCATACATTAAAGTGTGCCACTGTTCATCAGTTTCAACCTCAACTTCACGATGTTGTTCATTGAGATTCACTTCATAACGACCACCACCTTCACCTGAATCTACTGCCTCATGATAAGGTGCATTATGTTCACGATACACATGATCCACTGCGATCTTGTAGGCTTTATCTACTGCATCAGCCCACACATAAAACCTATCAGTTTCGATTGTATTCTCTTGAATGTTAAAGACTTTCCAGGTTTGGAAGCAATAACGAAATGCAGTGTTTTCTTTATACCTAAAAGTATCCGTACCGATTAACTCGATACCACCGAGACCAAGATACTGTTCAGTCATGAGAAGAAAACGGTTTTTGAACAATTCAAATCTACAGGAGATTCCACAAGAAATCCCCTGCAGGAGCCAGTTAAACGAGTGTCACAGTCTTCTCATAAGTTTGCAGAATCTCATCAAGATCAACAACCTTACCCATCTTACTGTATAGTGAGAAGTCAATGTCTACACCGGAACGACTATCAATCGTTGCAGACTTGACCTTCACATAATCAGATTTCATCACAGGAATGAACTGATCAATCAGCCAATCCCACACTTCACTGTTAGAATTATACTCTTCAGTATCAACTTCGATGAGAATGTTTCCACCAGACTCACGAACATAAGAACTAAAATCTACATCGACTTTCCCACCAGCTTCACCATACTCTTCAAAGATGAAGTTCTCTTCCTTAACACAACGCTCAGAGATTGCATCAAGATAGGATTGAAGATTGAAACCCTCACAGACAGTAAGAGTAGCAGTGGCAACGAATTGAGTGTAGGACATTGGTTCAGGTGGTGAACGAGATCAGTATGGCATGAGATCTTATGGGAATTCACTCATCACTGTGCCACTGATTTAAGTGTCCACTCATCACCCCATAAGACCCTGGATGCCCTATAGTTGTATCAACAACAGGGGGAGAGCAAGAAGCTCGATGACGAACAGTAAGCCACGCTAACCCTGTCACAAAATAATAAAGTATAAACAATAAAAAAGGATCTTTCGATCCTTATGATTATTATTGTGCGTAAAGATACCCACCGCTCCAGTTTGCCCTACGATAACATTGCTCGCGTGAAACTGCATCTAACAAATTGTAACGAATACCTTTGGCAGGTGATTTCCATGATGCAGACTTGTAAACATCACCAGTTTGTTTATCTACAAAACAATGTACACTTCGTGAACCATTTGCAATCATAATCACCTTATAGTATTTCTTACCTTCTTCAATTACAAATTCATAACCAAAATCATAAGTACCATCTGCAATCTCTTGCAGACAACGATTATGATAATCCATGTTAATCTCTCGTCTTACAGACTCTCTATGGCTTCTCGTTGAATACAGACGAAAGTCGGTCTCCAGTGCTTCGCAGAGAGAACGAACATAACCAAGAACTTGCATGAGAAAAAAACGAAATCTCAACATTCAAAATATACAGGAAAAAATCTCAAAAAAATCTCCTGTGAGCCAGTTAAACAAGTGGCACACCATCCTGTCATACCGTCTCATGTCTTGCTATTCTTATGTCATAAGAGAAGAGACAGAGCCCGAAGCTCGATGACGAACAGTAAGCCACGCTAACCCTGCTCTGAAATAATTGTTACAATGTGCGACTCATAAGCAATACTCATAAAACTCGAATTACTCATAAGAATCTGATATATTTGATGTTCTTATGATTGGGGGTGGGCGTGATTGGATTTTGTGATATTTGGGATTCTTATGAGTCGGTGTGGGTCTTATGAGTCTTATGGGGGTGTGTCAGTAATTTTTCCGTCCGCGCCCCCTTGACAAAAACGCGAGCGCGTGCTATAATGCGACGGCCTAAACCGCAAGGCATAAGACGGTTAAAATTAACATAAGAACCTAAAAATATCATAAGAATTCACAAGAAACTAGAGGCATAAGACGGTTAAAATTAACATAAGAACCCAAAAATATCATAAGAATTCACAAGAAACTAGAGGCATAAGACGGTTAAAATTAACATAAGAACCCAAAAATATCATAAGAATTCACAAGAAACTAGAGGCATAAGACGGTTAAAATATCATAAGAATTCATAAGAATAAGACACTAAGAATGACAATATAACACTATTGTTATATAATCACAACAAAACTAAAAAATCACAAAAAACAATTAAAATAAGCTTTTTAATTAAAAATTAAACAAAAATACGATATTTTTAACTAAAATCATAAGATTTTGATCAAATTCTGTGTGAGCCCATGATACTGTTATCCTGGATACTTAATCATCGTATCAGAGATAGATTGATCCTTATTTTTACTGAATCCATGTTTATTATAAAAACGATCTAATGCTTTCTTTTTACCTTGATCTGGTTCTGGTGTTAATGTTACTGGTAAGTTATTTCTTCTTGCAACATTTGATATACCTTTCATAACTCTTGATCCAATTCCTTGTCCTTGCTTCTCTTTAGGAATACGGATATTATTCACTCTAATTGTATTAGATCTTGGAGAATGAGAAAACGATAATTTTACATCTGGATGTTTTCTTTTATAATTTTTTTCAATTGTTGTGAGAGCCTGTGATACATCCTCCAGAAATTGTGAATATGATTTCATAAGAAGTTTAGAGTTTTATATACTTACTTATGAGATATTCAATGTAGCTATCTGATGCATCAGAAAGATCTGTTTCTGGAACTTCTGTATAGTGACCGAATTTTGCTAACTTTCTTCCTGCTTTATCATTATCACAGACTGCTATAATTGGACGATTGAGCATAAGAAGAAAGTTCATATAATCTCTTGGTGGATCATTTGCCATGGTTGCTAATGCAGAGAAATTAAGACTTGTCATTCGAGCTGCATCGAATATACCTTCCGTAAGAAAGATTGGTTTGTGTGGTGAGTATAAGCTTTCTATTCCAAATAAGGTTACTGTAGGATATGACTTGTTTCTGTAGGTGTAGTATTTCGACTGTTCCTTTGTATTGAAGATTGTTTTTGAACCATGTGGTCTGTATTGCTGATAACCTGCTAGTTTTCCGGTTAGAGTGTATAAAAGAAAAGTGGCGGTGTTTGTTTCTTCATCAATGATCGTTGGATGTAGATCTGTGTTAAGATGCCTTTGTTTGAGATGGGATCTGATGTTCATCATCACCAATGCATACCTTCTTCATAATTATAATATCTCATCAGATACATACGACACATGAGTTCTGTTACATTTGGATTTTGTGTTACATCATAAACAACAGAAAAACAATTATCTTCTAATAACAAAGAGAATAAGACTTTTTCTGGGGTATTTGGATTCATTGCAACTGCACAACGAATCCCATCATTTTTATCCTTTGCCAATTCAGATAAAATTTCTGCTGATGTGTTTGGATTCTTTGCAATATTAATTTTTTCTTCGACAGTAAGAAATTCATCCATCAATCATTCATCAGATGTAAACGACGAGCAAGTTCTGGGGCGTTTTTGTTGTTTGCTGCTCCACAACGAACATCCCACTTTTCATCAGAAATCAATTTAATCAATGTCTCTGGTGGCGTATTTGGATTCCATGAGACTTTCATCCGAACATAATCATCAATATCAGATGCAAGTAATTTTAGAGTTTCTGATGATGTATTCTCATGTCTTGCAACACGATCACGAATATAAGAATTCTCATGAGTCGCCAGAACTGCTAGAGTTTCTGATGATGTATCTGGATTCCTCGCAAGATTAAAAGGAGTTTCAGTCATTTTTCATTAATAATAAACGACGCATAATTTCGGTTGTGTTTGGATTTTGTGCCGCAAATCTACGAACAAAATCATCATTATCCTCAAAGAACTGCTCTAACAATTCCTTTGGGATATTTCCATTTCTTGCAACATGACAACGAACATAAGAATCCTTATCCTCCGCAAGAACTTTTAGAGTTTCCTGTGATGTGTTTGGATGATCCGCAACAGCACCACGAATCAAAATACTTTTGTCAGTTGCAAGAACTACTAGAGTTTCTGATGGTGTACTTGGATCTTGGATGATTTTGAGTTTTTCATCATAAGAAAGTTCAAGAATGTTGTTCATTGTACTGCCTTCAGAATCAAATCATGTACAAGATTTTGTTGTTCAACATTCACAGATCCATTACACTGTGTCACAATCTGTTTGATGTTAAATTTCTTATCGGTTTCTACCGTATAAAATGATTGTTCATTCTTTTCGATGAAGAAGATCCAGATACTATCACCAATGCGTTCTTCATAAGAAGCAACACAGTTCTTCACTTTCCTACCCCAGAACACAAGATCCAAACTTTCCTTTGGTTGCCAAATAGTGTATCCGTCGATTGTCTTTGGTTCAATCAGAGTTTCAATGGGGACATTATTTGTGGTGTGTTCCAGATACAGTTCCGAAATATGATCATGAAACTCCACCATTCTCCATCGTTTTGGCGCAGGAACTTCTACGGACTTTTCCAGAAGTTTATTCAGTTGATCAAATGTATCTCCTGCATATTCATTGATTTCAATACATCCAATCTTTTGATAATGATGATCAAGCATATGCAGAAAACTTTCTACTTTTGTATGAGAACGAATCCAATCAATTGTATTGTCACTCAATGAAAATTTTATAATTTCAAGAAGTTCAATATGATTCCGAATAATATCAAACGAAACATACGGCCAGATTGATTGAATGATTTCTGTATTCTCGATAACATTATTCTTTTCAAATTCAATCAGTTTTTCTGGATAGCCAGAAATGATTTTATTACCATAATGCTTTTTGATACTTGGTTTCTCAAGAATTTGATCTGGAAGCATAACTGGAATGTTTGTTGCCGTGTGTATTCTAGCAGATACTGATGAGTTTAGTGTGATGTGGTGGACAGTTTGCTTATTGTCCATCAAATTTTCATAAAGTTAAAATCCTGTTCGCTTGTGCTCCAATGAATTTCCTTAATCGTCGGACAGTTTTTTGTGATGTACAAATAGCAAATTGGGCAGCAAAAACTATCTCTCAGTTCTGTTCCACCATGACCACCAATTCTACAAATTACAATCTTATGTCCTGGATGCCTTGACTTTAAAATACAATTAAGTTCCGCATGAAGATATTGCTTCTGCTTTAGACTTGGTTGCTTGTACTTATTTGCTGCCATAACCGCAGCATAAAATTGTTGAGTATGTGTAATCTCGTAGGAATTCGTCCCACTTGCAATCACACGATTTCGTTTATCAAGTAAAATAGCCCCCATTTTTTTGGGAGCATCGGATGCCATAGCAACGGCAATGGCCTGTTGTAGAATATGCTTTTTGAGTGGCGATCGAGTGGACATCATTTGACTTGTTGGGGCTGAGATTCTTGATTGAATTCTTGATGAAGAGATTGTCCTTGAGTGAATCCAATGCCACCAAAGATCAGTGCCAGTGCAATCACAAATGCTGCCCGTTTATGACCATGATCATCTTCTCGTTGCGTATATTCTTCGAGTGATTGACCCGCTGCAATTTCACCAAATTTAGTTCCTACTGCACCACCCAATACCATCAGAATCCATGGCGTAAACATTGCAAATAAAAGAAAAAATCCGATCAAACCAATCGCAGCCCATGAGACTTCTGGTGAATAAGATGGCGAATTTGATGACGAAACTTGTCTTAAATTATGAATAAAAATTGGACGATACAATCGCTCAATTTCTTGTTTTGCAACATATGATGCACCAGCCTCAACTGTCACAGTATAAACTGATCCAGTTGGTGTGGTTTTAATATCCGCTTGAAAGGTTGCCATCGTTCAGGAAATCAATTTGATTTTGATAATACTCAATATCATCATTGATTGAATCAATGATATTCTGTTGTGTTTGTTTGTCTCTTTCTTGAATCAGATTCTTAATATGATTCAGTAGTTGTTGTCTATCAGTCATGTCTCAAAATTGTTTACAATAAAATCTTCGAGTTCATCAAATTTTGAGTCACTCATGTTCAAGACATATTCTTGAATAATCGTTTCCAACAAATCTCGATCTTTGGATACAAGTTCTTCCAGCAGATCAATCATCTCGGTTCGTGTGGTCATGAGATTGTGGGGCTGTTGACATTCCTAGTATAAAGCCCCCAGATTGCTCTGAGGGCTGAGAGTGGACAGTTTTTGAGGTGTCTAGTTATAGGGACCACCAATGTTCCTCATAGTTCCAAAAGCACTTTTAGCACCTTTTTTTTGTTTAACTCCTCTAGTAGAACTTCTTTCTGCTCTACGATTTGAAGTTTGTTGTCCTGCAGGTTCTCCAGGAAGAGCATATTCTTTATTTCTTTTTCTAATTTTTTGAAGAGGTGTTAAATCCTGATCTACCTTTGCCTCATCAAGAATGTCATCAATCCATTCTTCACTCATATTTGCCATAATTGTGATGGCATTCTCTTCAGTATCAGCATAACCTTCATCGAGAAGATAATCAAGAACTACATCATAAAGATCTACTTCTTCATTTGATTGTCTTAATATATTTGCTGCTAATCTTTTTCTTTTTGCTGCTGCTTTTTTTGGGTCTGTTCTTTTTAATTCTTGTTCTGCATCTTTATGTGGAGTGGTTACTACAGGTCTAGATCCAGAAGAAGATGTACTTGGTTTACGATCAGATGGATTACGATATGCTCTACCCTCATCATCTACTGCTTCTGCCATACCATGATCGCCATGTCTTTGATGATCGACTGCTGCCTCTGCTCTTGATTTGATGTCACTATCTTCATAAACAGATAGATAAGCCTCGATTAAATCGTCCATAAGAATTTGATAGATTTTAGATTATTTATTTCTTAAACTGTTTTGCACCATGGCGTTCAATTTCTTTTGTCTGAATTCTTCTTTCTGGTGAATTTGGTCTCGTTGGAACTGGTCTTGGACTATTACTCAAATTGTA